TTAAATCCTAACACTTTAAAAAGAATAGAAAATTAACACTTGACAATATATGGGACAATGGTTTATTGTCCCATATATAAAGACATAAACAAATGAAAGTGAGGACATAATGACAGATTTATTTTTAGATGCTGTTAAAAATATTCAAGACAGTTCTAATTCAGCAAGGCGATATGGCAAGTTATTCGCATTAAGGGACTTATTAACAGAAATAAACACTATGAAAAACAATATAGATTTTACAAGCTATATTAAAGTTAAAACATTAATAGAGGGGTCAATTAATAAAGTTAAGCAAGATATCAAAAACAATGACAAATTTCCTGACCCTGATTTAGATAAATTATAATATGACTAAATGCTATAATTGCAATAAAGACAATAATTTAATTAAATTTGATACTATAAGCGTTTGTCAAGATTGCTATAAAACCAAAATTATAGACAAGGGGCTAGAGCATAAAGACAAAAAATTAATTGAATTTAGTTTTATATTCAATAGATCATTTAATATAATAGAATTTCCAAAATGATAATTGACTTAACACTAATAATAGGCGGTTATTTACTATGTTATCTATTAATAAAGACCAAAAAAGAAATAAAGTAATAGAAAAAAGACTTTTAACTAAAAAAGACTTTATTGAAAAAATAATTGAACCACATAATAAAAAAGATTTAAGCAAAATGAAAATATCAGAGCTTAGAGAATTATATAAAATAACACATATAATAGACGGCAATTTAAAAGACATGAGGGGCAATTGTTTTAGTTGTTTAACGTCTTTACGACATGATTATACTAGTAAATTTGATAAAAATTACTGTATAGATTGTCTTTAATACCTACCCTATAACGTTTTAAAAAACCCACATAAAATATAGATTTTCTTAATTTTGACCACGTTATACTTACGTTATATCTGCAAATCACCGTGAGCCGTGATCCATGTTAAAAACTTTTTGAACCGCTTGCGCTTGTCCGTTGTTCATGGATCATGGCGCTTGCGCATTTTCACGTGAAATTTCTAGCTTGTGCCTTGAAAAATAAAATAAAAATAAAATTCCTAAATTGTCAGGGGGTCTGTTGATCAGGCTGTCAGCCGTAGACATAGCACCAACAGACCCCCAAACAATGAGCCGTGAACCAATGCTCACGGCTCAGGAAACTTTAATAATTCTGAACTATTAATTTTTCAGAATTAGGTATTTTTAAAACGGTTGTTTTATCTTGTAATTCATCAAGCGTTTTAACATCATAATTGACTTGAACATCTTTAAAGCTGTCAAATTCTGTATATTCACAGCAAAAGCAAATCGGATCAAATTCTAGCTCTTGATCCGTGTCTTGTTCATATTGGGTCAAATGATCATATAAAACGGTCAACCCGTCATAACTAAAATTTTCGGGTCTGATCTTTTTGAACTCGTTTTTAAAATCAAACTCACTCATTGTTTGTTTCATATTTTACCGTCCTTGATTATCCTTGACATTATATTAAAACTTTGATATTGTCAAGTCATAACAAATGGAGGACAATTATGGAACTAAAACAATTAGAATTTGATTTTTCTGAAAAAAAAAGAAAATTCAAAATTTCAACTTGGTTCATAAAACAAGACTTAGAACACAAAGTTTCAATTTCTTATGAAAATGAAACTAAAAGAGCATATGATCTTTTAAAAATCATGTTGAATAAATATTGGAAAATTGACGGTAGAAAAAAATTTAATAATATTGAAGTAACTGAGGAAGAATATCAAACATGGTATATTTATTTTTTAGAATATTACATAGACGAACACTCAATATTTGTAGGTTCTAAGGAAGAAAAAGAATCTAAAAGACTTTTGAGAGCTATGAAAAAGTTTTTTGGAAACTCTACTTTTAATATGGATCATAGAGCTGGATCTCAATTAAAATTTGCTAAAACTATGGTTGATACAATGGGCGGTGATAACGCGATCAATGTTATTAAACTAGCTCAAAATAAATCAACAAATTAATAATACAAGTTTAGTACTCCCTTGACCCAGCCAGGATTTTCCTGGCTGGGTTTTTTTATGCGTGGCGCGTGGTTCGTGGCGCGTGGTTATTTAATCTAATAGTGGTCCCAACGCGACACCAAAAAATCAAAGTCTTTAGACCGCCATCCCCCCTAAATCTAGATAGGGATCCTAATGTATGTATATATATGCTTGATTTACACGGCCGTAGGGGCTAAAAATACTTTTGGTACCATATGAAAGAAACTATTAAAATAGATGAAAATAAGTTACCCGCAAAGATTCAACACGAATACAAATTAAAAAAACTCTTGCGAAAAAGAGAGGACATCAAAGAAGGTGTTCAAAATGATTTTTTAAATTTTGTAAAATATGTTTGGCGAGACTTTGTAGAGGGGTCCCACCACAGGCACATTGCAGACAAGTTTAATCAACTGGCGTCGGGTGAAATAAATAGATTAATCATTAACATGCCACCCAGACATACCAAATCAGAATTTGCATCGTGTTTGTTACCTGCGTGGATGGTGGGCCTTGATCCAAAACTCAAAATCATTCAAGCAACCCACACAGCAGAACTAGCAATTCGTTTTGGTCGTAAGGCGAAAAATGTAATCGACTCAAAAGAATATCAAGAATTATTTAAAACAAAACTTCAAGAAGATTCCAAAGCTGCAGGACGTTGGGAAACAAAACAAGGCGGTGAATACTTTGCAGCTGGTGTTGGTGGAGCAATAACAGGTCGTGGTGCTGATCTTCTAATCATTGACGATCCACACTCTGAGCAAGACGCAATGTCCAAGGACCTTTTAGAAAAAGCATACGAGTGGTATACATCAGGTGCTCGTCAACGTTTGCAACCTGGTGGTAAAATTGTAGTTGTAATGACAAGATGGTCTACAAAAGATTTAACAGCAAAATTAATTAACTCACAGACAGAAGCAAAAGCAGACCAGTGGCACGTGGTTGAGTTTCCAGCAATCATGGACAACAAACCAGTATGGCCTGAGTATTGGAGTTCTGCAGAATTAGAAAAAGTAAAAGCAGTTTTGCCAAATGCAAAATGGAACGCACAATGGATGCAAAACCCAACTTCTGAAGAAGGTGCAATATTAAAACGTGAGTGGTGGAATAAATGGGAAAAAGATTATATGCCAAATATTTATCACATCATACAATCATACGATACAGCGTTCACGAAAAAAGAAACATCAGATTATTCTGCTATCACCACTTGGGGTGTTTGGTACCCTAACGAAGACTCTGGAGCAAACCTTATGTTGCTTGATGCAATCAAGGGACGATATGAGTTTCCTGAGTTAAGACGAGTGGCACTAGAGCAATATAAATACTGGCAGCCTGAAACAGTTATTATTGAGTCTAAGGCAAGTGGACTGCCGTTAACTCACGAGTTAAGAAAGATGGATATACCTGTAACTAATTTTTCCCCTAATCGTGGCAACGATAAATTTACTCGTGTGAATGCTGTTGCACCTCTATTTGAATCTGGTATGATATGGGCTCCTGACGAAGAGTTTGCTCACGAGGTGATTGAAGAGTGCGCTTCTTTTCCATATGGAGATCACGACGATTTAGTTGACTCAACTACACAAGCGATCTTGAGATTTAGACAGGGTGGACTGATAGATCACCCAGAGGATTATGTAGAGGAGATCAAAGAACAGAAGAAAAGGACATATTACTAATGGTGAAAAAGCTCACTACCACAATCCCACCTTTGCGTGGACCCAATCCACAGGGGTTGAATGTTCCGTTAAAACAAGTTAAAACGATCAAACTGGAGAAATTAAATGGCAGAAATAGACAAGTCGCTTCCCAATCAGGTAAGAACCGAAGTCGAAGTACCATCTGAAGAAGTTGATGTTAAAGAAGAAGTTGTAGAAAAATTACCCGTAGAAGTAACACCAGAAGAAGATGGTGGTGCAACGATTGATTTTGAACCAGGTGCAATCAACATACCTGGAACAGAAAACCATTTTGATAATCTTGCTGACATTTTACCAGAAGATATTTTAGACCCTCTTGGAAACGAGATGGTGCAAAATTACATGGATTATAAAACTTCCAGAAAAGATTGGGAGCAAGGATACATTCAAGGTTTAGATCTTTTAGGATTCAAATACGAAAACAGAACAGAACCTTTTCAAGGAGCATCTGGTGCAACACACCCAGTGTTGGCAGAAGCAGTCACACAGTTTCAAGCACAAGCTTATAAAGAATTACTACCAGCAGAAGGACCAGTTAGAACACAGATTATTGGTGTCTCTAGTCCACCTGTTGAACAACAATCGCAACGTGTAAAAGATTATATGAATTATTTATTGATGGATCAAATGCAAGAGTACGAGCCAGAGTTTGATTCTATGTTATTTCATTTACCACTTGCAGGATCTACATTTAAAAAAGTTTACTACGATCAACTTTTAGGTAGAGCTGTTTCTAAATTTGTACCAGCAGAAGATTTAATTGTACCCTATACTGCAAACTCTTTAGATGATGCGGAATCAATTATACACACAATAAAAATATCAGAGAACGATTTACGTAAACAACAAGTTAATGGTTTTTATTCTGATATTGAACTTGGCCCACCAGGACCAGATACCAATAACGAATTAGAAAAAAAAGAACGAGAATTAGAAGGCACTAAAAAAACTGGTAAGCAAGAACCAATGTATAATATTTTAGAGTGCCACGTAAATTTAGATCTTGAGGGATTTGAAGAAGTAGATTCTGAAGGTGAACCTACAGGAATTAAGCTCCCTTACATAGTAACCGTAGAAGAGGCTAGTAGAAAAATTTTATCTATTAGAAGAAACTATAATCCTGATGATCTAAAGAAAAGTAAAATCCAATATTTCGTTCACTTTAAATTTCTTCCAGGACTTGGATTTTACGGCTTCGGTTTGATTCATATGATTGGTGGATTAAGCAGAACAGCAACAGCTGCTTTACGTCAATTATTAGATGCAGGTACCCTATCTAATTTGCCTGCAGGATTTAAACAAAGAGGAGTGAGAGTCCGAGACGAAGCATCACCAATACAACCTGGTGAGTTCAAAGATGTGGACGCACC